TTCTATGCACATTGCCCAGTAACACGCGGCGCATACTTGTCTCGTGGTTCAACTGTGCTTGCGCGTACAATCCTGTGGAAATGTGTAGACACTGAGAAGTGGTTCTACGGACGTGTCTACAGCAGTCGTGGCGTTCACAGTAATGACCTGACTAAGCAACTGGAGGCGCAGGGTATCAAGTCTATCTCAACGCAGCGCAAAGTGGTAAGCACCTGCAAGTTCACTATGCCTGTTGCTGTGTACAATGGCTTTGATTCATGTCCTATGCCATACTTTGACCAGAAGCCGTTTTCTTGTCTCGGCGTCAAACTAGAAGCTGGCGTGTTCTACGTTGTCTTGACTAATGACGACAAGATGATAAGAAAGCAGGGCTATGAGATGCCATCATTGACATCTACATCCGGTAGCTATCAGTGGTCAGCTAGTACACAGTGTTCCAGCTGTGACTATGAAATTGACCCTGAGTGCTATTTCATCAATGTCAGTGGTGATTCCTATTGCTGTTCAAGCTGTGCGTTCCAGCGCGATGTTGTCGCCTATCTGACTACCAACGGTGACGACTTCTACTACGACGGCGATTTGCCTAACAATTGGGAAGTCGAAGGCTTGAACAACAACTATGTGTTCAGCAACCTCGAAGCGGCTAGGAGACGTGGCAACGTCTATCATCCGCTACCGTGGGCTGACACCGAGGACGTTATCTATGTGTGGGCAGAAGGTCACGAAGACTGTGATGGCCTAAGTCGTGTATGTTCCAAAGGCGGATACAAATACGATAAAGGCGATTATCGTCATGCGTTGATGTACACCGCGCCTAACATCGGTCACACACCCACAAGTAACTGGCGTGGACATGATGATGCGTGGACTTTTCTAACCATGACAAGACTGGAGACGGAAATCAAATACCGTACCGGTGAAATTGTTCAACCTGCTAACCGTCTTGATGTGTCCAGTGAACCGGAGAAAGAACCGTTCACTAATGCGTCCTTTGATGAATACCTCGGCAATATTGCCAATCCACCTGCGTCCTTACTTCCGGGCGTAACATTTGCAGAAGGAGAGTAAAATGACTTCTAACACTTATTACAATGACCTATGGTCAAAGCCTGTAGACCCGAAGCCAGACGTAACTACCATGCGCGTAGCAAAACCTGGAACAGACCTCGACCCGTTGCTTCACGCACTGCTCAGTCATGCAACACCGCACGGCTACGAGTCTGAAATCTGCGAGATAATCACAAAGTGGGTAGCCAAAACTTGTCCCGAGTTGAAGCCGCACGTTGACCCCAAAGGCAACCTGCACATCAAAGTCGGCGACTCGCGTACTATGTTCAGTTGCCACATGGACACTGTACATCGCACCGAACAGAACATTCAGCTTCATATGTCTGATGAGCTATTTGTTCATGCGTCTGCGCCAACTGAAGTGACCTACTACACAAATGACGAAGGTGCCAGAATTGCTGAACACGCTATGCGGCAGGAAGCCCGCGCAGCTGGTCACTCGTACACACACTACACGTTGTTTGCTAACCACGGTGTCGCCACTAAGCGTCAGTTGTTTGGTTCAGTCTCTGACTTCGATGGTTGGCAACCAACTGGTCTCACCTACACGGTTGAGACTGCGAAAGAGTACAAGCCCTGTATTCTCGGTGCTGACGACAAACTCGGTTGCTACATCATGTGTCGGCTCATCGAAGCTGGTATCTCTGGCTACTATGTGTTCCATGTCGGCGAAGAATGTGGCGGTATCGGTTCATCCTATCTCAGCGAACATCGTGCAGATATGTTCAAGAAATTTGACCACTGCATTGCTTTTGACCGTATGCGGTACGAGGACATCATCACGCATCAGTCTGGTGGACGTTGCTGTTCTGACGAGTTTGCACAAGCACTCGCTGACCAACTGAACCCAAATCTGCCGCCGATGCAACAGATGGCACCATCACCTAACGGCTCGTTCACTGACAGCGCCAACTACACTAAACTAATCCCTGAGTGTACTAATGTTGCTGTCGGCTACTTCAGTCAACACTCAGCTAACGAGAAGTTTGACCATGAATGGCTTGAGAAGCATCTGATACCAGCACTACTCAAAGTTGACTGGTCTGCTCTGCCTGTAGCCAGAAAGGTAGGTGTGCCAGACGCACCACGGTTTCGCGGTACGCGTGGATACTCGAATATGTACGGCCAAAGATACGGCAGCTATTCGAGTCCGAAACAAACGTCTCTGGTTTCAAGACGGGGGACAGAAGCGCGTAAAACCCAGTCGGCAGTAGACAAGTTCATGAATTGTCTCGACGCTGTGCCATCATTTGACCCAGAAGAAGGTTTCTACCGTGAAGAAAGCCATAGACACAAAGTCAACCGTGTGCTAGCATCCTTCGTCAGAGATGGCATGTCACTTGAAGATATCGCAGAGCTGGTTGTCGAAATATACGACAGGTATGACTACGATAATTTCAAGCTGTAATCTCTATCCTCCTGCAACTTGCCCCCGCTTCGGCGGGGGTTTTTTTATGTTGACGACCTTAAAAATTTGTGATAAAAGGGGCGAACTCCCCCCAAGGTAGTACTTAGTTATAGGGCTTGGCATCATGAAAGACTACATAGTCAAAAATGCACCGACAGAAGGAAACTCTGTTCGTATCAACTGCCCAAGCTGCGGCAAGAGAACTTTCACCATATCAAAAATACACGGTAAATTACTGTGGAATTGTTACGTTGCATCGTGCAAAGTTTCCGGTGCAATGAAAACAGAACGCTCAAAAACAGAAATCGCATCGCAGATTGCCGCAACTATCACGCACTATCATCCGCACGGAGATTTTTCTATCCCTCCGCAGTTCACACCTTTTTCAGAAAATGAAAGAGCATTGAGGTACTTAGAAAAAAATAATTGTATTGATGCGTACAAAAATCAACGCGCCCGTATACTGTATGACCCGAAGCAAGACCGTGTTGTTTTCCTAGTCCAAAAAAACGGGATTACGTACGATGCGATAGGGCGTGCGCTGCAACGTGGTGTCGTACCTAAATGGTATCGTTATGGTAAATCACAGAAACTATTCACAGCCGGCGACCATTCACAAGCTGTGCTTGTAGAGGATGCGGCATCTGCCTGTGCCATATCCCCTGTCGCTACAGGCGTAGCCTTACTCGGTACAAATATGAAAGACGCTGACTTGACACAGCTTCGTGAATTCGACAAAGTGTTTGTGTGCCTTGACCCTGATGCTACGCGTAAGGCTCTTGACATACAGAAATACCTGTCTTACTTTGTGTCGTCGATAATAATAAGAATAAATGACGACTTGAAATACTACGAACCGCAGGAGATACGACAATTACTACAGAACAGCAGTTAATCAAGCTCCTCTTAAATAAAGAGTTCTTCGACAACAATAAGACTCGCGTGATGCGGTCAATGTTTCCCTCAGAGCTTGCTGATTTATATGACACCATCGTACTCGCGCACGATAAATATGAACGTGATGTAGGCGTAGTAGAACTTCGTGAACTTTTTCGTGTTCACAATCCTACAGCCACCCGGGCTAAGCGCGAGCTTATTGCTGATATACTTGACGACATCCAGGCATACGCGCCTATTGGTGCTGATGTAGCTACAGACGTACTGGAGAAGTTGTGGCAGCAGGAGATAGGTCGCCGTATTGCAGACATGGGTCTTGCAATGATGGAAGGCCACCCAGAAAAAATACATGAAATCAAGGACTTAATAGAAAAGTCTGAGGATGGCTTTGTACCCGACGATGAAGTAGAGCCTGTGACTACAAGCGTCGAGGAACTACTAGAGTACACAGCCAACGAAAACTGTTGGGAATTTAACATCCCGAGTCTTGCTAAAACTGTACGCGGGGGCAAAGGCGGTGAGTTCATGATTGCTTTTGCTCGTCCTGAGATTGGTAAGACGGCTTTTTATGTATCGCTCGCCGCTGCACCAAATGGCTTTTGTTCACAAGGTGCTAATGTTCACATCGTAACCAACGAAGAACCTGCGCGGCGTACGATGCTACGCGCTGTATCTGCATACACTGGCTACAGCAACGAGCAGATATACATGAATCGCCAACATGCAAGCGAGAAGTTTGCAGACATCGCGCCTAATATCACAATGCTTGACTACGTGGACGCTAGTCTTGAGTGGCTTAATAAGTATTGCGCTAACAAAAAGCCTGATGTTCTTATCGTAGACCAACTAGACAAGATAAATGTATCCGGTACATTCGCTCGCACCGACGAGAAGCTACGCGAGATATACCTAAAGTTTCGTGAAATCTGTAAACGCCATGACCTGTTCGGCATCGGTATTAGCCAAGCATCTGCTGAGGCTGAGAATAGAACCAGTGTCACATACGCTATGATGGAGAATAGTAAGACAGGGAAAGCTGCAGAAGCAGATTTGATTATCGGCATCGGTAAATCTGACATCACAGATAACAACGACAGCCGCCGCTACCTCACAATATCTAAGAATAAGTTGACAGGCTTCCACGGTAATATAGTCTGTAACTTAGAAACAGATACGAGCAGGTACACGGCATGACATACACAAAAGACGATTTGCCTGATTTACTTTTGCAGCTAAAGAAACAATTGAAAGCCGCTGAGTACACCCATACTATTAACTACCACAAAGATGTTTATAGTAATTCTGCTGAAAGGGAGGCAAGACGCATAGAAAAATTAATTAAATTATTGGAACATAATTTGATAATCGACGACTATGCATCTGGGCTTGTACTCGTTAACGATAAATTTGTCGTAAGTTTAATGACAAATAAGTGGCGTGTAAAAAATAAAAATAAATGGTACACACACAAAAGTAACATTTCTCATTTCGTTGATAATTATGTACTGAGAGAGTAAAAATGATTACGTTTTTGGATGTAGAGACTACCTTTCAGATAAATCCAGACAATCGTCGCAGTGACCCCTCACCGTTTCACAAGGATAACAAACTTGTGTCTGTGCAATACGCCACTGGTGGGGACGAGCCTGTGTTCAAATGGTTTTACCATCAGGACAAAGACGTAGACCCTCGCGTGAATCACGCCGCCGTACAAAACGTACTTCACAACACTAAGCTTTTGGTAGGTCACAACATAAAATTTGACCTGATGTGGCTGTGGGAAGCTGGCTTTGTGTATGATGGCCACGTGTACGACACTATGATTGCTGAGTATTTGTTACTGCGCGGCCAGAAGTGGGGCGTAAGCCTAGCCGACAGCTGTGCGCGGCGCAAAGTTTCACTAAAAAAGGGCGATTTAGTAGAAGATTATATCAGTAACGGTATAGGCTTCGACAAGATGCCCCCGGAAACAGTCGAAGAATACGGCTTAGCCGACATCGTATCCACACGTGAGCTTTTTCTAGTTCACAAAGAACTGTTCAACCGCGACAGCAACGCACCGCTGCGCCAACATTTGAAACTTATGAACAATTTCTTGCCTGTTTTAGCAACAATCGAACAAAATGGCATTAAGATTGACTTTTCTATGCTGAACAAAGTGCAGTCGGACTACCAGATTGAGAAAAGTCAACTACAAATACAGATGGAAGACGTGTGCCATGCTGTGATGGGCGACAAAATGATTAACTTTGCGTCGCCTGAGCAGTTGAGTCAGCTGATATACTCGCGCCGTGTCACAGATAAAAGGAAATGGGCTGAGACATTTAATATTGGGCTAAATGAAAAGGGCAAGCCTTTGCTTCGTCCTCGTATGTCCATGAATCAGTTTGCTGGCAAAGTCAAAGACATGACTACGCGCATTCACAAGACTCGCGCTGAACAATGTGGTAACTGTAAAGGCCGCGGCGACTTCTACAAGGTAAAAAAAGACGGTTCACTTTGGAAGAATCCAACGCGCTGTAAGGCGTGTGAGGGTGAGGGGGTCATCTATGTACCTCTGCCTAAGATAGGTGGCCTCACAATGAATCCTAGCGGGATTAACGACGTGTCTGCGAGCGGTTTTGCTACAGATAAAACGACGTTGGCTCGTTTATTATCCGCCGCCGTTCACAAGGGTAATGATAACGCTGCAAAGTTCTTAAAAGCTACGATAAGACTGAACGCTGTTGACGTGTACCTGTCTAGTTTTATCGGCGGCATCTCTCGTAACGTTAAACGAAACGGCATCCTGCATCCACGTTTTAACCAATGCGTTACGCGTACCACGCGACTGTCTTCTTCTGACCCTAACTTTCAGAATCAGCCTCGCGGAAACACGTTTCCTGTTCGTGCTGTTGTTGTCTCTCGCTTTGAGGGCGGCTCCATACTACAGGCTGACTACAGTCAACTAGAATTCCGGGTAGCGGCACAGCTATGCGGCGATGAAAAAATGATTAAAGATATTCTGGATGGTGTCGATGTTCACAAATATACTGCGTCAGTTATATACGAAAAGCCTGAGAGCGATGTCACAAAGGATGAACGTACTGCGGCGAAGGCTCACACTTTCAAACCACTCTACGGTGGCATGTCGGGCACTCCAAACGAAGTCGCATACTACCAAGCATTTGTGGAAAAGTACCCATCCCTTGCTAAATGGCATGCGGATTTGCAAACTGAGGCTATTACACACGGCGTTGTTAGTCTGCATACTGGTCAGCAATTCGCTTTTCCAGATACTAAACGCCTTGCTTCTGGCGCTGCATCCAACGCTCCCTCCATCAAGAACTACCCTGTGCAAGGTTTGGCAGGGGGTTGCGTGGTGCCGCTCGCACTTATTTCGCTTCACAATGAACTTAGAAATCAAGGCTGTAAATCTCTTGTTATCAATACGGTTCATGACTCAATAGTACTGGATGTCTACCCTGGTGAGGAGAAGCAAGTCGCACGGATTACCTACAATGCGATGCGTTATGTAGACAAATTGTTTGAAGAACTATACAACATAAAGTGGCGGGTGCCGCTTGAAGTTGATGTCGAGATAGGTAAAAATTGGCTCGACATGGAATCATTTTTGCTTGACTAAGGAGTCATGCTATGATACAAATTGTACTCGTCTAAAAAGGAGCACGGTTATGACAACATTACCTTCCGTTACAAATGATATATCGTTTGAACAACTGGCCGGTCTAATTGGCCAAGAAGCACCATCATCTGGTGGTGGCGCATCCCTGTCTCTGCTAAAGATTAACAGAGACCATGAGGATGACAATGGGCGGTCTATTCCTGCGGGTTCTTTCTTTGTGAACCACTCAGGTACCCCCGTTTACGCTAAAACTATTAAGTTTCAGCTATTTATGCAGCGTTATCAGTATATGCACTATGACGCTGTAAATAATGAAATGGTATCTAAGTCTGTGCTTGCGAAGGACTTGTACCCACAAACTGAAATCCCTGATACAATCGGGACATTTCGCTGTGGTTCAGTTCCCGCTTCACAACGTGATTCACTTTCACCAGAACAAGCCCTAAAGCAGAAGGACATTAAATGTTTCCGTATGCTTTTCGGTAAAGTTACGTTCAATGACGCTGTTGATGCCGATGGCAATTCCACAGAGGTTGTTGATTTGCCGGTACTTTGGAGAGCACGAGGGTCTAACTTCATGCCTATTTCAAAGCCGCTGGATGCGTTGTCTGCCCAAAAGAAGCCGTTTATTTTCTATAATCTAAACGCTCTTCTTAACAAGGCAAAGAACGGCGGTCTTGTGTACTATGTTTCTGACCTGAGTGTTGGAGACGGACCACTAGACTTTACAGACGCTGACCAAGAGTTGCTTAAGTTCTTTGTTGATTATATCGACGGAGAGAATAAGCAAATCATGGGGGAGTATGACAAAGCCCTTCGTATGAGCGGTGATGTTATCGACGCCACGTCTGTTGACGCTTCCATTGACGATGCCCTCAATGATGACTTACCTGAGTCAATGACAGCATGAACGTAAACCAAAGCCGCCTTCTTTCTTTCCTTTCTAGGGCGGCACGTGGGGAGGCTGAGATGCCTCCTCACATCCTTGATTCTTTCGCTGTAGCGGCGCGTAATGCTATGGAAAAGCACTTCGTGGATGGTAAAGATGACTTTACTCTACGTATGAGTAATGTGGGCAAGCCATCCTGCCAGCTGCAACTCCAAGCACAAGGCGTAAAGCCAGAGGAACGCACCTACGATTTCAAGATGCGTATGATTATGGGCGACCTTATGGAAGCCGCATTAATCGCTCTGATGGAAGCGTCGGGGATTGAAATTAAATCACAGCATAAAAAAGTCTCGTACAAGATTGATGACACAGTTATCAATGGCGAATATGACATAGAACTTGAGGATGGCATCTGGGATATCAAAACGGCATCTCCATTTGCATTTGAGCATAAGTTTAATTCTGCCACCGCATACGAGCGTATTAAGTCTAATGATTCTTTTGGATATGTAGCGCAGGGAACTGGCTACGGCATGGCATCAGGCAAACCATTCAAGGGGTGGATAGCATTGAACAAGTCCACCGGTGAGATTGCATTTGCTGATGCGATAAATTCATCACAGGAAAAGGACGAAGTAAATGAGAAGATACGAGATGCCATTGTGGCAACTAATGGCTCAAAACCTTTTGAACGACAGTTTTCGGATGTCCCCGAGGTATTTTACAAGAAGGAGACTGGTAACAGAACCCTTTGCATGGAATGTTCATGGTGCGACTACAAACACCACTGCTGGGACAACCTCGAATTCAGAAGACAGTTACCAAGCAAAGGGAAAAACCCCAAGTTCGTCTGGTACACCTACATCACAGACGAATGGCGTAACGCTGACGATACGGTACCAGTCAGCTAATGGTGAGGCAAACGCTAAAATCTTCAAAGTCACCGAAGACGAAGCGAGCGACTTCCTCGCGGAACTCAACGAAGGTGCGCCGTTCCCTACGCTCACCTCAAAGGAGCAAACGGTTGTCTTCCCAGCCGATAAAATCTACGAAATCCGTATTGAAGAAGAAAATGTCCCCGAGGTCAGCGAAAGCAAAGGGGCGAAAGCTACAGAATTGGGTAGTGGAAAAGCTACTTGACACTTTCAAAGGGTTGACTAATCTAGATATACGGTCAACCCCGATGGGGGTGAACGGTGTAGATGTGCAATTTTCTACGGCAGCATATAAGAAGTTTCCGTATGATATTGAGTGTAAGAACACAGAACGCATGACCACACTGTATAATTATTACGAACAGGCTATAAGCCATGAGACCGGCGGTGAACCGTTGTTGATTGTAAAGATGAACCACAAAAAGCCGCTTGCCATCATGGACGCCGAACATTTTATAAAGGTAGTATCATGTCGACCAATCACGAAGTAACATTAAATCCAGGCGATTCTGCAGTAGTAGTACGGCATGAAGACGGAGAAAATGCTGGGTTTGAAATTGAAATATACCACCACCCATCCGAGAAAGTTTCTGAAGACGATTTAGTATTTTACACACTACTAACTCGTGGTATGGCGTTTCACGCAACACAGGATATGGAAGCTGTGTTGGACATGGGACGTGAAAGTTTTGGAGATGACGAAGTAACAACTACACAGCACTGAGGTTGTAGTATGAGACATGTTGATTTATGTAGCGGCATAGGCGGCTTTGCGCTAGGCTTTGAGATGGCGAAGTTGTCTGTGCCTGTTTTGTTTTGTGATGTCGAACCATGGTGTCGCAGAATCCTAAAGAAACACTGGCCCAAAGTTCCTGTGGCCGAAGACGTAAAGGTGCTAGCTAATGACCCAGCAAGATTTGTTCCAGATTGCGACATCCTCACAGCAGGATACCCTTGTCAACCCTTCAGTCAAGCAGGTAAGCGCCAAGGCGAAGAAGACCCACGCCACATCTGGCCGCACCTCCGCAAAATTATTGCATCCAAAAGACCCTCTTGGGTTGTTCTCGAAAACGTTTATGGTCACATCAGCTTGGGACTCGACTCGGTGCTCACTGACTTGGAGTCCGAAGGCTACACCACAAGGACGTTTGTTGTTCCAGCTGTCGCCGTCGGCGCCCCACACAAACGAAACAGAGTCTGGATTGTGGGCCACACCGAGGACAACGGACGTGACAGGGGGACCGAGGCAACTGGACGAGAAGGGGCGGAGAGTCAGCAAGACGAATCCCAACTTGAAATTTGGGGCCAACTTAGCAGACCAAGTCAGGATGTGGCCGACGCCACGAGCCTCGGAGTACAAGGACTGCGGTCCGGTGGGGAGCAAGAGTCACACTCACATGCACGACAGGAAGTACTTGTGTGCAGCGGTGAAGATGTGGCCGACACCCTCAGCGAGCGAACACAAGGCGGGACAACCCGGGGACAAGATGCAGAAAATGCTTGGCAATCACCCCGAAGTACGCAACAGTGGGACTGGCACATTGAACCCGACGTGGGTCGAGTGGCTAATGGGGTATCCAAAAGGGTGGACCGACTTAAAGGATTAGGTAACGCTATCGTACCACAGATAGCACAACAAATTGGTGAAGCAATAAAGGTGGCGCAAAATGCCTAAAGATATGCGTGTACTATTGACTGCAGATAGCTCTGGGGAACTACAAGAAGATGTAGAAAAATACCAACGAGCATACCCTAACATCGCTTACGATACGCGGCTTATTCGTACGTACACAGATGAAGAGGGTAAATATTGTGCAATAATTTCAAGATTGGATTCGTGTGATTGATATGGCTGGAGAAAGACATGAGGCGTTCATGAAACGTAAAATAGCAGAACAAGAAGCTAGCATAGAAGATTTTCCGCCCAGCTTCGATAACGTTAATAACCCATTACATTATAACAAGGGCGGCGTAGAGTGTATTGAAGCAATACGCGCTGCGCTAGGCTCAGAACTGTTTCAAGGCTATTGCAATGGCAATACCATAAAGTATTTGTGGCGACATCGCTACAAAGGCAAGCCCCTTGAGGACTTGCGGAAAGCGCAATTCTATTTGGAGCGCTTAATTCTGGAACAAGAAAATGAACAGGACGACAGTTAGAGCAGACATTATTGTAAGAGCAAAGCTAGACTTAGACGAATTTAACGCAGATACAGACGAACTCGGCGAGATTGTGAGTGACTATGTATCTGATTTGCTATACGATGTTGAAGGCATCGAACCTGTTTCTATTACAGTGAGGACAAAACAATGAGAGACATAATGCTAAAAGCCCTTAGCGACCACGCCAAAGGCAGTATAAATTTACACAGAGCAAATATTGAAGTTTATCTTACAAACCCTGGTGGGATTGGAGAACACTCAGATATTATGGAAGCTGTACAGGCTGAGCTTGATAAAGCTGCGGTTCACATGGACCGCTTGTCAATATTAAATAGTTTTGCAGGTGATACAAATGAGTAATGTAGTTCTTCCCACATATTATCAACAATTTATTCACAAGTCGCGTTATGCGCGTTGGCTCGACGACGAACAGCGTCGCGAGGAGTGGCACGAAACAGTGTCACGGTACATGAATTACATGCGTGATTCTTTGAAAGCTAAGCATGGATACAAGATTCCTGCAGAAGAGTTCGAAGAAGTGCAACAGGCTATCCTACATTCTGAAGTTATGCCGTCTATGCGTGCTATGATGACCTCTGGCGCAGCGCTGGAGCGTGACAACACTGCTGGTTATAACTGCTCATATTTGCCCGTGGACGACCCCAAAGCTTTTGACGAGGCTATGTACATCTTGATGTGCGGGACCGGTGTAGGCTTCTCTGTGGAGCGGCAATACATATGTAAGCTTCCAGAAGTCCCTGAGAAGATGTTCCCGGCAGATGAAGTAATCACTGTGCGTGACAGCAAAGAAGGCTGGGCAAAAGCTTTTCGTAAGCTGTTGGCTCTGCTGTGGTCAGGTGAGATTCCTACATGGGATATGAGCAAGGTACGCCCTGCTGGTTCAAAGCTGAAGACATTTGGTGGACGTGCGTCAGGCCCAGCACCGCTTGATGATTTGTTCCGGTTCACAGTCGAGACATTTAAAAAGGCAAATGGCCGGCGCCTGTCAAGCCTAGAGTGCCATGACATCATGTGCAAAGTTGGTGAAGTCGTTGTATCAGGCGGTGTACGTCGCTCTGCTATGATTAGCTTGTCTAATTTATCTGACGATAGAATGCGGCATGCCAAAGTTGGTGCTTTCTGGGACACAGACCCACAGCGTCAGATGGCAAACAACTCTGTTGCGTACACAGAAAAGCCTGATATGCAGACATTTATGCGTGAATGGATTTCACTGGCGCAGTCTGGTACAGGTGAACGCGGTATGTTTTACCGTGGTGCAGCGCAGAAGAAAGCCGCAGAGAATGGCCGGCGTGAATCAGACCAAGACTTTGGCACAAACCCATGTTCTGAGATTATCCTGCGTCCATATCAATTCTGTAATCTGTCAGAGATTATTGTGCGTGGAAACGACAGCATTGATGACCTAAAACGTAAGGTACGCATTGCTACTTTGATTGGTACATGGCAGTCTACACTGACAAACTTTCCGTATCTGCGTCGTATTTGGCAGAAAAATACAGAAGAAGAGCGTTTGTTGGGCGTGTCAATGACAGGAATTATGGATAACGCCATTCTTAACGGGCGTAGTGCAGAATATGGCATGAATATCGCTGGCATACTGCAAGAATTGCGGCAGGTAGCCGTGGATACTAACTCTAAAGTAGCCAAAAAGATTGGCATCCCTGCATCCACAGCAATAACTTGTGTTAAGCCAAGTGGAACTGTTTCACAGCTAACTGATTCTGCGTCAGGTATTCATGCACGTCACAGCCAATACTACATTCGTACTGTACGCGGCGACAAAAAAGACCCGCTCACACAGTTCATGATGGAGTCTGGCATCCCATACGAAGATGATAACTGGAACAAGAACAACACTGTGTTCAGCTTCCCGGTAAAAGCGCCAGACAAATGTGTGACGCGTAATGATATGTCAGCTATCGAACAGCTGGAGTTCTGGAAAGTGTATGCTAACAACTGGTGTGAGCATAAGCCGTCAGTCACAATTTCTGTGAGTGATGACGAGTGGCTCGAAGTTGGCGGCTGGATTTACAAGAACTTTAATATTGCATCAGGTCTGTCTTTCCTGCCTCGTAGCGAGCATGTGTATGAGCAAGCGCCATACCAAGATTGCGACAAGGGTCACTACGATACGTTCTTGGCTAAAATGCCTAACGATATCAACTGGAAAGAGCTTGCAAAGTTTGAAAAAGAAGATAATACTGTATCTATGCAAACTCTTGCGTGTACTTCAGACCATTGCGAAATAGTAGATATAAGCGCAGCATAGGGGGTAATATGGCGGACGCAGCTGAACGTTTCTTCTACGAAGGCAAACGTGCGTTTTTTCAAGTAAAGCCTGTCACTACGAATAGAGGTTCCTTCTTTCACGTGACAGGCAACCCTTACACTTCTAACTCTTTCCGGGGTAAGGAGTGGCAACGTGGGTATAACGTTGCGTACTTTGAAAATAAGGAAAGAGCTGACAGTGGAAAATTTAGAACCCACCGTAAAAAACAGAAAAAAGTTTGACATAGATTTAGCCTATGGAAAAGTCCGAGAGCAACTGATTGCAGATATGCTACAGGACAAAAAGATTGAGGTTAAATCTGAGCGTGATATGTGGGCTAGGACAGGCAACATTGCCATAGAGTATGAGTCCTACGGCAAGCCCAGTGGTATAGCGGCTACGGAAGCTGACTACTGGTTCCACAATTTGTGCATAGGCGATGAAGTGTTCGCTACACTTGTGTTCAATGTTGATGCGCTGAAACGTATCATAGATAATCTTGACTACAAGAAAAGCGTTAAAGGCGGCGACCACTACGCATCAAGAATGTATTTGTTAAACATACAGAAACTATTTTCAACTGACGTAATTAAAGCGTTTCAAAGGAGTGCAGATGTCTGCGATAAAAACTCTGTCAGTTCTCAGTGAACTCGACGTACATATGAGCATAACCAAGAATGGTATCGGTGTAACCATATCATCTGGTCAAGATTGTGAAACATCATTCAGTGAGTACACGTGGGATGAGCTTATAGATGATACAGTAGAGGCGCACACAATCCCTGTGCTCAAAGAAAATGACTACAGATTGAGTCGAGATAGCTTCGAGTATATCAAAGAGTGCGCACAAAAAATGCGCCGCGAAGCTGAAGACCTCGACAAGCGCATTGAAGGTATGGGCATTTTAGGTGGGGGAAGCCTTAATTAATTCCTAGATTACGTAGTAATTGGCTCTGAGCAGGTTGTCCTAATATCCTGTCAGTTTGTTCATCTTCTGCAGCGGGATTCACAGCAATATTAGATATTAAAGCTCCTATTGCTCCGTATCCTGTGAAGTATGTTTTGACTGTATCAGCAAAACCTCCAGCATTTTTACGTGCTCCTAGTCCTACTGCCGCATTAATTAACTTATCATTAGTTAATAGTGATGAAATTCTTTGTTGAGATGCAAGTCGTGCCAAACCATCTACAAATTTACGAGGGTCAATAGTAAACAACTCTCCGATAATTTGAGCACCAGCAAGAGCCGCTCCTGCATCAGGGCCGGCTCTATTTATTGTTGCTGTGTACATTTGCAAACCTTCCAACATTTTAACTTGTTCGGGAGTCATAAACTTTTCTAAATTAGGTGCAGCTTCCAATGCTTTTTCTAAAATTTCGCCTAGTTTTACTGTATCTACAGTGTAGTTAGGATTACTTGCAGTTCCTACGCGTTGGTATGGAGTATTACGGTCAATACGTTTTAGTACACCACTTTGCGTTGACACTAAGTAGTCCATGAAGCCTTTTTGTAAGTTTTCTACGGCACCGGTGCCAGCCGTTTCAGCACTTGCTACAGCCAGAAGTTTTGCTAAATTGTCGTTTACATCGCCAGATTCAAATACTTTTTGGAATCTTACAAGGAATGGTGAGTTACGTTCCGCTTCCCTTCCTACAACCTTAATAAAATCACCAGAACCAACTTGTGCTAATCGGTCAGCTTCGGCTAATATTTCAGCACGTCTTTGTTTTGTTAAGCCTAACGCTGCCTGTTCGTCGTCACCAAATTTAGCTAAGAAATCCCGAACTCCGGTTGGACTCATTGGTTCTCCCGGACCTCCCGGCAGAGTGCGTGCTAAATTAACTTGTATTAACTCATCAAACGCTCTTCGTAGCTCTGTCATTGCAGCAGGGTTTTCGTAAACACTTGCTCTTCCTAGTTGACTAAGAACATAATCCTCTTGCTTAGCAATTGCTTCAAGCATTGCTTCTTGGCTTACATTTCTACCTTTTTCTAAAATATCACGTGCAAACTGTCCGGATTCAGTAGCGTATGGAGTTGTTAATTTCTTGGCAGATGTTGTGGCATCTTCTGTTACATCAAAAGTTTCTTTATAAAATGCGTTTGCATCTTTCAAGTCTTGCTGTATAGCCGCTTTAGCTGCATCATCCATATTATTAGGATTACCTATGAGGTCGAGTAAAGCATTACGCATTTCTTTAGCAGTTGTTATAGCTTCTCGTTGTGCTCTTGTTAGACTAGGTTGGATGCTTAAATCAGCCCCCATTTCACCGAAGCGTGTAGCAAACATCTGCAGAAGTTTTGCTGGACTATTTAACAGCGCTTCGTCTGCAGCAATTTCATATCCCGGATTTGCTTCGTTAAATGCCTTTATGGCATTTCTAACACCTTGCCCGCTAAGCAACATGCCATCTTTAGATGTCCCTATAGTCTTGAGGACTTCTATTGTATCATAAATACCAGCTTCACCACGTTGGAAAGCCATCTGCGCTGCGCCAACTGTCTCATCTTTTTCTGGGATTACGGCACGCGTAGTTTTAGTAATTGCTTCATCAATGGAAGAAAGGTCGTATGACTTATTACCAATAGCATCAAAGACACGGTCATACAAAACTTCCGCCTCTTTAAATCTTAATTTACGGAATAGCTTATCTACTTCCTCAATACTTTCACCGATTTGTCTATAAGCGGGGCTATTGTCACGGTTTTTACTATGAAAGTCTTGCAGAGCGTCTAGGTCATCACGGAACTGTTTGAAATCTCCGCCACCAAAGTTATCCTTCATTGCAAGTAAATAATCTGTTGCACTTTGACTTGCTTCACGTATTTTTGTAGGTATGATTACACTTGTTTGTGATGCTAATGCGCCGAGCCTTTGTATTATTTGATTATCCGTAATATCAATGGCAGTTAGACCGCCTAGCGTAACCTGTTTACCCGTTTGGTCTTTAAGAGTTACGTCAACTCCTTCAAACAATGCTTTGTCAGAGCCTGGAACAGCTTTGGTAGCCTCAGACAATTGTTGTGACTGTACTGCGCTTTGGCGTATGCTTGAATCAGTTGTAATTTCTTCTACAAATTTACGCCCTCGTCTTCCAAGGGTGAGCCTAACTTTGTCAATAACGCCACCAAGAATACCGCCGCCTAGCTCAAATAATCCTGCAATTTTTTCCCCAGTAGTAAACTCATCTCCTCCGAGTGCAGTAGGTGTATAGCCTTTTTGAATGGTTTCAAGGCTTTGCTCTATGAAACCTTGAGTTGCATCAGCTTCTTCGTCTGATAAACCTAGTTTATCTTTAAGAACTTCCTGTTTATATTTTTCTGCTGTGCCGCCTCCGGCATACAGCATGTATCCAAAAGTTAGTGAACCTATAATAGGCGCAGCTATAGCTATTGGAACTCCGGCGACTGCCCCCACCCCAGTTGCAGTAAGTCCTGCACCCGTTGTAGCGAGTCCTTTGGTCACTGCAGCGGCTGTAGCGAATGCAGTTCCGACTGTCGCGCTGGTAGCCACAGTATCATAACCTAGAGTAGCACCTAGTGCTTTTGAATAATCAGATAAGTCTTGTGTAGGACTAGAGAAAGGCGTAAAGGAACCGTCATCACGTTGCAAAGAAACATAAAAACGTGGGTCTAGCATTCCTGCATCTTTATCTTCAAAGACTTTTACTCTGCCTTGACCATGTATGCCTTCATACAAGTTCATTACTTCGTCAGCGGTTTCAGTGAAACCAAAGGCTCCAACACCGCGACCGTCCATCATATCAGCTACTTCACGATTATCGCGTGCAAAATTACCGCCTAAAGGTTCTAATACGGCATTTAATCGCGCTTCGTTCTGTAGAGAGGCACGTTCTTCTAGATTTTCTGATGTTTGAAAAAATGCCGCATCTGTCTCAGAGGGCATATCAAATGGTACAGATGCTAGCTCATCTTGCATAGGCACTGTTCCCGGACCAAAAGCATCAGCAGGGGGTGTAACAACAGCAGGAGAAGTAGTTTGAGGTTGAATACCCAAGTTATTTAACAATTGTGACATATTATGACCTTCTAAGTGATGCCTGACGTTTTGCTTCTTCTAGGCTTTGGACTCTGTATTGCGTACCATTTACGGTCATTTGTAGATAAGAGGTTCCATCACCTGCATCAATGGTTTCAGTTGCTCCCATATCTAACAGTGACGACTGACGTTCTTCTACTGGAACGTTCAAGGCTTCATACACAGCTAAATCATGGATAGCATTCTCTACAATTTTATTGAACATGTCTTCTTTAGCCGCATACAGAACAGAGGCATTAGCATCTGTGTTGGCCAAATCAAATACCTGTTGCTTACTTAGCGGTGTGAAGTTGTATGCTGCATGTAGTCCCTTCATCAAATTACCTGCAATAGAGTTATCTATCTTGTAATTGCCTTTGTCATCATACCAGTGCAAACCATCCCATCCAGCAGGCTTGTTTATGCTTGTCAGAGGTGCGATTTGGCCTTTTCCAGCTGAGTTTTCATACAGACGCATTGCAGAGTCTTTCATCAAGGCTACTTGTAGTCCTTGCAACGCGGCCATTGCATTTTCTTTACCTGTTCCTATGCCATTTAGTTCTGTATCTAGAATTGAAACAAATTTAAGCACAAGTCTTAAGTCTTGGTCAGATAGACGTGGGTCATCGAATAGTTCATCCTTTGCTTTACCAATTAAAGCAATGGCTTCTCGACGAGTTTCAGAATCTTGAGAAGAACCAAATGTTTGGTCATATAATCTGCCCAAATCTGTGTTAGTTATTGTGCCTAGCGCAGAAGCATAGTTGCCAAATGTAACGTTGAATGCTCCTAAAGCGGTAAACACAGCGGGAGACGCTTCAAGTCCTGTGGTCAACTTTGCAAATCTAGTGAGATTATTTGCGTTTTCTTTTAACGCTGCTCTATTTTCAGACACTTGTTCTGCTGATATATCAGTAACTATGGCCCCATCTACTTGTACACCAATAGGAACAGACCTTGGCATGCCATTAGCATCAGGAATGGTTAAATAATTAATGTCATCTGTGCCTTTTGTAATACCTTTAGGATTTAACAGTAGCACTTGTTTTGCAATAGGCTCAAGTTCAGCGTCTGACATATTTCTAAATCTTGAGTTAATGCCTCGAAGTGTCTGCATCATTGTAACTGCATCGCCTTGAGAATCTGATAATGGCGCTGCACCAAAACCATTTATAGATAGGTCTTGAACCTCCACAGACAAATCTGCCATCGCTTGGACAGGGTCTTCTGCAGTGACAGCAATCGCTAGCTTGTCACGTAGTTGTCTCATCCGAGCTTCTGTTTCTGCATCAACTGGGCGGCGAGCAGTATTAGACGTAGTGTCAATTCTTTTCATTATGCCATTGATTGAAGCATTCAACAGCTTATATTGCGGACCTTCAGTTATTTTGCCCCCGCTTTGCTCTTCCGTTGCCAAGAGCTTCAAGCCGCTTGTAACTAGGCCATTCATCTTAGTTACGTTCTGAGGCTGGTCAAAAAATCCAGGATTCTTAGCGGCGGAAACGCTCATATCATATATTTGACTAGAAATAGCTTCGATAGCATCTCTATTCTGTTGACTAATCTTAGGATTAGCCATGCCCCCAGAAATTTTGTCAATACTCTTAGAGTGAAATTCAAATAAATCTTTAGCTTTTTCAGGCATGACTTGAGTCAAAGCGAATTGTTGCATTCTTGCTAACTTTGCTCCGTCACCGCCATTTATACTATAATTTTGATGTTCCTGCATCAACATTCCTGCAAATTCTTTACCAGTTACAGAAACACCACTAGGCAAAGTATAATTACCTTTTAAGAAATCTTGATTACTTATTGCAGTTACAACAGAATCCATACGTTTATCAATTATTTCTTGGAACTTGTCATCTTGACGAACTTGCAGCATCATAGATGGGTCGCCTACTGTAGGCAATTTTCCTGCCATAATTGCGTCATATTGTTCGCGGCTTACGCCTGCTTCTTTTGCTACTGAATCTGCAATTTCATTTTGGGTTTTGCCCTTAAACAGCTTTTCAAAGAACCCGCGTTCTTCGGGCTGAGGGGCCATAACGGCAGCTGTTTGCTCATCTGCTGGAGTTACTGTAGGAACCGTAGGTGCCGCTACCGGTTTTAGTTCATGCCTATTATTCATGAAGTATTCTAGTACGTCACCTACACTGTCCTTACCACTGCGTATCATAAGAGCTTGTGCTACACCCTCCAACTGGTCAGCATCTAAATCTTTTACAAATTCTGGGTCTTGCGCTGCGAGAGCACTTGCAACAGTGTTAATTTTTTTACGTTCAGTTTGGTATTCTTTTAGTCCCTCTTGATATGTCTCGTACTTACTACCAAACTTTTCTACGCCAGTCTTAATTTCTTCTTGGTCGTCAAGGTTTACCTGTTGAATAGCTTGTGTCGCAGTACCTAACGCACCACGAAGAAACGCACCACTTGCACCACGCATCAATCCACCTAGCATTATTCAGTCTCCCTCGGTCCCATAAGCCCTTTTCCGTCGCGCTTTTCCCGAATCTCGTCCAGCTTAGCTTCTACTTTAGGCATAAACATATCTTCGCGCTCTTTAATAGCCTCTTTTAAGTCGGCGGCTTTCTTCAGCGCTTTCTTTGATTTCTCAGGGGCACCCAAGTCATACTCAATACCAGCTTGGTCAGCAATCAAAGCAATAGTCATCATCAAATCTTCGGCTACCAATATAGCTACATCTGGTGTGTACAAACCCTCAGAAAAGCCGTGTAGTATCATCACGTCTACAAGCTTGGTCAACGGCACTTTTGCTTCCAACAAAGCAAACAAGTTGAATAGAACTTCGTCGTCATCGAACCTACCAAAGTAATAATCCATTACTTCGTCAGCCGTAGTCATACGCGGCGGAGATTCCCACGGATACGATTTTGGTTCTTTGGTAAGAGACTGCCCAGGAATAGCCGTATCAAACATAGACTTTTCTCGACCTGACGGCAGCGTAATTTTTTCTGAAAGTTCAATCATGCTTATGCCTTCTTTGCTTTAGCGGCCTTTATCGTAGTTTGTTCGCGCAACATGGCCTTGAGCACTGCATTATAGCGTGACGTGCCGCCTCCGTAAACACTAGGAGATGCAACTTTTGCCGCTACACTTCTAGTTGCTTGTGAGCTGCGCCGGCCTGTCGGGCGCATTCTGCCGCCTCTAATGGCTAAGGTTTTTGGCATTTGAGTTTGCGGTGCGCCTCCACCGCCACCGCCTCCGCCACCACCCAACATTTGTTGAGCAATGCTACCAGCGACCGCTGCTAAAAACTTACTCATTGGTTTTCTCCTAAGAATTTTGGATAGCTGCTACGCCAAGGGCTGTTACGAAAGAACCGATAGACGAAGCTGTTTGATTGTCTATGTATTGATTGTAGTTATCTCTATTTATATCAGCTTCTAGCACTGCCATAGCCATGTTATATGCACGGTCTTCAGCATTTTCTGATGATGAATACGCATAATCAGCTTCATCACGGAA